ACGGGGCCGGTTGGCTCTGCGAGACCTGCAGTTGCACACATGAAGCCAGGTGGGCAAATGAGACAGTAGTCGATGCTCGTTGCTCTCTCTTGATTCGAGAAGTAGCCTGCAGCGCAAGCAGTGGGAGTTGAGGTACCAGCTGCACACCAGTGGCCAACGGGGCAAGGACCGTATTAACCAGTAACGAGGTCCTTGGGGTACCTGGTGGAAGCTCCTGAAGCACAGAAGAAGCCGGCAGCACAATCCTGAAGAGATGAAGCTGCAGTTCCGTCACCCTTGATCTCACAAGCTTTACCTGCCGGGCAAGCCAGGCAGTCAGAATCACTGGTCATTGAGACACCAGCCTGGTAAGTACCAGCTGGGCACATCTTTCTGTGGTAAGGCTCTGACAAGGTCGTCGTGATGTAATCAAGTGAAGGGCAGTAGAAACCTGCAGGGCAGATAGCATCAGTGTCGGGGTCTGCGAGCGCGATCGTGCGACACCAGAAACCTTGCTCACAGTTGGTGCACGAGGATTGACCAGCTACTTTCGTGAAAGTACCAAGAGCGCAAGAAATGGCAGCCTCCTAACCAGCGATGTTGTAGTAACCTGCTGGGGGCTTCTGCGAGGTTTGATCGTAAAGAGCTGAACCTTCTGGGCAGAAGTAACCTGCTGGGCACGTCACTGCACCAGTGTTACCACCGAAACAGTAATAGCCCTTCTCACAAGCAGCACACGCACTTGAACTGTAAGCGCCCTAGAAGATACCAATGTTACCAGCAGTACAGTAATTGAGACCAGTGGCATCACAGTAGGCACCAGCTGGGCAAATATCACCTGTAGTCGTATCAGTTGGCTCGGGTCTGTAAGCGCCACCATAGCAAACGAAACCAGCATCGCACGCATTATTAGTCGTGTCGACGGCTGACATACCCAAAATGGGGCAGTAGTAGCCAGCATCGCAGAAAGTGCACTCGCGGGACTCTTTTCTGCCGGTTTGCGTGTTGTAAGTACCGAGGGGACAGTCAGAAGGAACTTCGACACCCTCGGGGCAGAACTTACCAGTGGGGCAGATAACTGGTGCCGAAGTGGCAACAGCGCCACAGTAGTAACCGGCGGGACATAGACCACAGTCGCTCACATCCATACCCATGGTGGTATCTCTGTAAGTTCCCTTGGGGCATGGGACTGCGTAGGTTGTCGAGCGTGTACCAGCAGGGCAATAGTAGCCAGCTGGGCACACGGTCATGTCTTGGCTGACGTAACCAGCAGGTGTCATAATACCGTCACTTGAGTAGCCAGCACCCTCAATGAGGATCGTGTCGTAGCCAAGAGTCGAGATGGCAATCTCGGTGGCAGTTCCCTCAGGACAGTAGTAGTACTGTCTGCAAGCGTTGCCGCCTGTAGTTGACTGAGAGTTCCTGTTGGGGTAGGTGGCGAGACCTCCCACAACTGAGTTGACAGTTGCAGAGCAGAAAGTACCTTGAGGACATTTCTGAGAAAGCATCTAGATCTTGGTCGTGCCTTTAACAGCACAGTAATGACCGAGAGGGCATCTAGTGCAGGTAGTGGTGGCTCCTCTATCTGAGTAATAGCCCTCTTCGCAAGGAACAGGATGCGCGTCAGTTTAGGCGCAAGTGTGGCCAGCGGGGCACATGTCACAATAGTAAGCGTTCACATTGTAGTCATTGTAGTATCCGGCGGCGCAGGTGGTGGGCGCACTCATAGCAGTGCTTGGGCAGTATTTGCCGACACCGCAAGCCGTGCATTGATTGACATCTGCAAGTCCGGTCGCAGTGCTGTAGGTACCTTGTGGGCAGGGGTACTGAGTGCCTGATCGGGTGCCGAGAGGACAGTAGTGACCAGCTGGGCAGGTAGATCTCTGCGAAGAAGCAGCCTTGATGCAGAAGTAGCCGGGTGTGCAGGGCAGACAGTCTTGCTCAGACATGGCCGTCGTGTATTGCGAGTAGGTTCCTGCGGGGCACTGAATGTCAGTTGACGCACTTGAAGAGCCAAGCTCACAAAATTCGCCAGTCGCACACACAACCATGTTGCCGTTGGAGCTGGATGAGCCAGCTGCGCACTTTTAACCCTTAGGGCAGGGCAGGCAGTGGAGAGGATCATGAACATCGACTCTGTCGGTGAAGGTTCCAGCGGGGCAGGGGTACTACGTCTAAGTTGTAGTGCCAGCAGGGCAGTAGTGACCTTCAGCGCAATGGAAACCGAGGAAGTTTGTCATTGCAGTGTTAGGGCAGTAGAAGCCGGGTGGGCACAATTGAACACCGTCAAGTGAGTCAATGCCTTGAAGTGGGTTGAAATATCCGACTGGGGTAACAGTGGGCAGTTCAGAACCTTCTGGGCAGTAGTTGCCGGGTGGGCAGGTCAAGCATTCACTTGGATCTGTCTTACCAGACTTGTAACCGCCGAATGTACCAGCTGGGCAGGGGAGACCTGGTGCAGCTACACCAGTTGGGCAGTAATAAGCCATTCCACAGGTAGTGGAAGTGGTGGCTCCAGTACCGCACGATTCACCTGATGGGCAAGTTTGACAATCATTCAAAGAAACACCGTAGAGTGCGTCACCAGTGGTTCCAGCGGGGCACTCAGCGTAAATACCGTCCTTGCAGTAAGCGCCAAGAGGGCATGGGTAAAGCTGGAAATGGACTGTGCCGGCGATACAATTGTAGCCAGAGGGGCAGGTTGCACAGCCATCAGTTTAACTGGTTGCAGCCTCCTTGATACCGTAAGTACCGGCGGGGCAGAGAGTCTACACACCGGCGGCGCAGTAAGAGCCTTGAGGACACTTCAACTCCTGGGTGTAGAAACCAGTCTTTTCTGGGCATAAGTAGCCATCAGGACATGTAGAGCAAGTAGTTTCACCCCAATCAGAGTAAGTCTTGTGTGCACACACAGTCAAGCCATTTGATCCGGAGTTGATCTTGAAGCCTTGAGGCACAGGGGTACAGTACTGGTTACCTTCTTCGGAGTAGTAGTCAGTAGGGCATGTAGAGCATGAGGAAGCTCCGCCAAGCGAGTAAGTGCCGCCAGCACAAACAGTTGGGGTGGCCACCTGAGCCGCGCAGTAGTAACCGGGTGGGCAGGTGAGGCAAGTCATGTCCTGAGCCGAACTGTAGGTTCCAGCGGGACATGACTCCTTAATACCCTTGGTGCAGTCGTAGCCGTCAAGGCAAGGCATGCAATCTCCAGTGGTTGAGCTATCAGCATAATGCCAAATAGGGCAGGGAGCCAAAGTTTCTCCAAAGTTGCACTCATGGGCGTCCGGGCAAATAGTACACGCCATGTTTCCACCGATTTGGTAGTAACCATCTGCGCATATTGTGGATGGCTCAACAGCTTTGTTTGAGCAGTCATAGCCAGGTGGGCAAATTCTGCACTCGATTGAGCCAGCCACAGACCAGGTACCATCGGGGCACGCGATACCAGCAGTCCTGTGGCCAGATGACGAGTAGCCAATGGGTGAGAAGGTGCCAGCTTGTGACGCAGTGCAAAGGTAATTTCCCAAATAGTAGCCTGGCTTGCACAGAATTGTGTGTCTACCATCAGTTGTCTTCAACTGTCTGTTGGGGAATACACGCATCTAATAAGTCATACCAATTTCGGCGTAGTAACCAGTGGAGACGGTTGTGGGTGTAGTGATCGTCGTGGGAGAGTACTGGCCAGTCGAGGTAACTTGGCAGTAGTCCATGGTTGTGGTTGAGTAGAAGCCGGGGCCGCACTTTCTGATGCTTGCC